TTGGAAGGTCCCGGTGGACACTTTCAGAACTGGCACAAGGCAAGAAAAAAGGGGAGGAAACTTTTGGTTTCTCTCCCCTGATCTATTTGCTTTTATGGACAAATCTTACATTAGTCTATCCATATCCGCAAACAGGGGAGCTCCCTCAATATGCCAATAGCCGGTGGCTGGGCAATCGAGATTACTAAACTGTTTTGTGGGCATTTGAATAGACATGATTTCGACCTAAGTAAATGTATTTATAAGGGTTTAATTTTTGCTTTACAAAAATTAACAGGCACGGTAGGACTCGAACCTACAGTCGGCAGCTTAGAAGGCTGATGCATTATCCATTATGCTACGTGCCCATGTTGTATGTAGGACTTGACCAACCGATTGAAGTTCAGTTGAACGTGTGGTGGTCAAGTTCTCTTCCCATTCCTCACTCTTTTATAATAGCGTGTTTTGGGTGGTTTGTCAACTCTGGTGGACAGTTCTTAAACTGGCACATCCTGATCAAGGTGGTCAACAAACAGAATTCCGTTCAGGTGATCCACCTCGTGCTGGATGATCCTAGCAGTAAGATCATTATACACGTCCAGACAGGGTTTGCCCTTCATGTTACGATATTTAACATGAACTCGATTCGATCTCCAAACTTTACCAAAGGTATTTGGACAACTCAAACAACCCTCATCCATCAATTGACGGTCTTCACTCATCTTAGTTATTTCTGGATTAATCATTACAAGATCAGTATCCCGATGCTTTACAACGATAATCCTTTTGGAAATACCTACCTGTGGAGCAGCAATACCGATTCCGTCATGTTTATTCATGACCTCAATCATCTTATAGCACAATACCCTAGTGACATCATCGATTTGTGCCACTCTGGTTGCAACTTTTCTTAAGACTTTAGATCCGACTGTTTGAAGTTCCATGGCATGTATCGACCAACGTTTTTATCTTACTCGACTTCCTCCGGGAGGGAGGACTGTCGTAATATTTCTTTTTGTTTAGGAGATCCGACATCTTTGATCATGGATTCATTACTGAATGCCCATTTCCGAAGATTTGGATCTTTCTCAATTAGGAGTGGTTTCTCTGGTGGTTGAACCCACACTCCACGAATACCCATACTACCATCTTTGTATTCATAATATTCAGCATCCTCCACAATCACCCTTTCTGTTCCCACCAATTTTTCATAAGTCTCCTTGTTTTTATTGTTTGGTGGTGGTTTGGGCATGTATCTTTCTGCCCTTCGATATTCACTTAAAGCATAAGTAACATCTGCTCTAACTCTGTGCTTCAACAATTCTTCGTCATTAATGATTCTTCTATTCAAATCATCCTTGATTTCAGTAAATATTGGATTCTCATCATCCAACTCCAGATTAATCAATCTCCGAATCTCATCATACCATTTAAGTATCATCCTTTCAGAGACATTTATATTTTGCCTTCCTAGTGTAAATATCAACCACCCCAAAAAGGTTCCAATTATCGTTGCAACAACTGCCTTTTTACTGAAGAAGAATTGCATTTTCATTCATAAACTCCGCAAGATCTGGAGGATCACCAAGAAATATTTTATTTTTAATTAGATAATATGAAATCTCATATTCATAATTCTTTATTGAAATATCAACATCTCTTTCAATCCTATAATCTAAGTATTCGCTGTGCTTAATTATATAATCATTTAGAACATCTATTTTATATTGTCTTTGTATCTGATCTATTAGGACGACAAGATTCTTTTTATCAACCCAGGGCAATAAAGAGATCACATCAATTAATCCCTCAAAAATAATTCCAACTCTCACATAATGAAAAATATCCTTCGGCTGATTTCCAGATTCGTAATGCACTATATTATGACCATGATCATTCTTCTTTCTGAATATTTTGCCTAATAAATCTTTCATACTCTTCTAGTGCTGAATCCACAACTTCCTTTGGACATAGATCTTTTTTGTCCTTATCAGACAACTCAAGGGTGACTTGAGGAGTCACCACTTTTGATTCATAATCATACTTAACTTCCATCCCTAAAGGAATTTTATCATGAGATATGGAAACTGTATCTATATTTTCCATTCCAATAGAAAATTGACCAAGTTCAACTTCTGGTTTAATTAGTTCAGTTTCTATAGAAACTTCAGCACCAGTTTCAACAGTTCTTTTTATTGGTTCAAAAAAGTCCTTAGGTATTTCTTGATTGGAATTAACCTCTTCAGGTTTATCCTTCCCCATAGTTCTTATTTTTTACTACTAAAAGGGGGAGATTACTCTCCCCCAGTATTTATACTCTTTGAAAGAAATATTACCAATTCAACATCAGTGGATTTAGTGTTTTTGGTTTAACAGTTTCAACCACTTTTGGAACCTGAACAACTTGAGTGTCACCATTCTCTTCATTAACAACATCAGTTGCTGTATAGAGGCGGTTTAAGTATCCGTTAGAATAATGAGTGCGAGCACCGTGAATTCCCCAACCCAACCACGAATATGCATGTCTCATATATCCATTTACAGAGTTTCCACCTGCCTTGAGAGCAGGTTCAATTCTTCTCCACTGTGGCTCTGTAACCATGTAGCGAAGTTGAGTGTCAATATTGGAAGGATTGCCACCATAGCGGTTTGCAAAACTACCCAATCCATAATAACGATTTGAAGAAGTCCACTGAATAATTCCATAACCACCACTACGGCAGCTGCCATATGGGATTCTAGCACCTCCCTCACAAATATTAGAAACAAACATAGACTCTTGTTTGATATTGCCCATAACTGTAGCAAGGGCATGACGATCCTTGATTCCACGCGACTGCAAGAAATCAAGAGTCTTCTGCTCATTGGCATTACAACCCCTACATGCTATTCTAGTAACTGTTTTAGGTTCTGCTAATACTTCTTTAGCAGTTTCTAGCACATCCTTCACGCTAGTTTTGTCACCTTCAACTTTTACTTCTGTCTTTACAGATCTCAGGTTACGGAGTTCTGTAAGTGTTTGGGCAATTGACTGTTTTTTCTGAACAACCTCTACCTTAGAGATTTCACCTTCTGGAGCGACTTGGGCGAATGTTGTACCCATTTGTGTAGTTGTAATCGCACCACCTAGAACGCTGATCGCCAGCAAAATGTTTGTGTATTTAAGAAGCATAGGAATAATCCTCTCTTAGAACTCTACATCCGTTCGACACTACCAAATGCACAAAAGGCATAATGGACAGACAACGGCTCAATTTTTTTGAATAAAAAAATAGGGAAAGTTTACACTCCCCTACACGATAGAATGATATGGAATTATATTCATAACTATTTAGGTGATCTGTGTAACAGATAAATATTCAAGATCGGTTTTCCCATCATAAGTTAACCATTCATAAAATTCCTGCTCAATCGCAAAGGCATCTTTATTATTTTGATTTGGATTGTCAACAATCTGATCTATTCGGGTTTCTGCCCATTCACGAATTATAGCACAAATGTGCTCATCCTGCTCAATCTCAGATTCATCATAATCCATAAGCACCTCTTGAGTGTTCCCCTTAACTCTACCACATCCTGAGGGTCTGGCAAGGGGTCTCATGAGAATGTCAAGAATCCGTAACATAAATCGATAAAACATAATGAATTGGCAATACAACGGAAAAGATTATGAGGGTCCATCCAAGGAAATGGAAGGATTTGTATATCTTATCACTAATCTCACTAATGGAAAGAAGTATGTAGGCAAAAAAAATTTTTGGACTAGAAGAAAGGATCCAAAAACGGGAAGAAGAAAGAAAAAGGAAGGAGATTGGAAAAATTATTATGGTTCCTGTGACGAATTGAAGGCAGATGTCAAATCTCTGGGAGCAGAACATTTTCTTAGAGAGATTTTATATCTGTGTCCACACAAGAAATCCATGTCATACTATGAAACGTATGAGCAATTTAAGAGAGATGTAATAATGTCAGAGGATTACTACAACACAAATATTGAAGGGAAATACTTCTCTAGCGAAAAACTAACGATCTATGGAATCGTTTCCCTTAATGAATCTCTCCAATCTATTGTTTACTCCAATAGCACCTCTAGCAGCATTAATGTAGATTAAATTTCCCACCATTTTGCAGAAGGTGCCTATAATAAAAAGCACTAAAATAATTTTTACAAGGATCTGAAGTATCAGATTCTGAAATAAACCAATCATTTCTAAAATTCCTTTAATTCCCCAACATAATCCAAAACACGATTCAAATATTCATTTGCCAACCATTTTGAATGGTGATCACAGTTTTCGCGGTCAAGTTGATGCTTCAATTTATGAAGCTTCTGTCTGAGAGCATATATGTCCGTGATGTGAATCATCTTTAGAAACCTCTAACGTTTGGTAGTACATTTCTAACGAAATATCACCAAACAGAAAGTCATCCATTTCTGCTGCTTCGATATATGCCCGGTAATATGCTTCAATATCACAGGCAGATTCTTTTTGTTCTTCCATTACATTTCACCCATAGATCTTTGCTTACGGAGTTTCTTAGGATTCTTAGTCTTATCTGCCGAGTAGTTACTATCATCACCCTCAGGGTCTATAGAACTACGATGTCTTGTGCTTCTTTCATGGTCAGGCATATTTGCACGGCCACGCTTCGCTTCATCGGGAGAATAGGTCCTACCACTATTATACCATTCTTTACCAACGTGTCCTCTCTTCTTGGCATCATCAGAAGCTTCTTTACGCTTGAGTTTTCTGCGGTTGGCCTTGAAATCCTTCATGGACATGCCTTCAGATATTTGGATAAACTCCCTAAATGTTCTCATGGCACAATTTTCTTTTTAGATATTTATTAAAGTTTAAATCCACTAAATGTATCCTTTTTGACATCTTGTTTGATGCCACCAACAATATATGATTCCACTTCCGTTTCTTGTGGAGCAACCTGAAGTCCCTTAGAAGAGATCCAGTGCTCAGTCCACGGAAGTGGATTATTTTTGGCAGGAATATCGTAGAGGGGTTTCATACCAATTGCTCTCAATCGACGATTAGCAATCCACTCAACATATTGTTGCAGAAGTTTATCATTCAATCCAATCATGCTTCCGTCCTTGAACAAGTAATCTGCCCAAGACTTTTCTTCTGTTACTGCACGTTCGAACATATTGTAAACCCAACCCTCTTCTTCTTTGGCAATCTGTTGCATCTCAGGATCATCACCATCTCGCCACTTATTAAGGATATTCTGCGTGAGTGCTAAGTGTTGATTTTCGTCCCTCGCGATGAGAGAGATGATCTTAGCTGATCCTTCCATAAGCTTAAGTTCACCAAAGGCGAAACTGCAAGCAAAACTAACGTAAAAGCGAATACCTTCAAGAATATTAACGTTTGCGACTGCTCTGTATAGTTTTCGTTTAACATCGTTCAGCGACTCTTTTGCGTATGCGACTCCTTCAAGACTGTGTTTCCATGTATCGGTCACACCATAGTAATGTGCGGAATTGATGAAGTCATCATAAGATTCAGTAACGCTTTTTGCGCGTTCTAGAATTTTTTCATCTTCAATAATCGTATCAAAAACTTCAGACGGATCTGAGTAAACATTCTTTATGATATATGTATAGGAGCGACTGTGGATCATTTCCATGAATCCCCACACCTCCATACATGCTTCCAATTCAGGAAGTGAACAGTAAGGAATGAATGCCATTCCAGGACCACGACCTTGAACAGAATCAAGCATGATCTGATACTTCAAATTGGAAGTATAAATGTGTTTCTGTTCTGGTCGAAGTGTCTGATAATCACCCCGATCCTTCTGGAGAGAAACCTCTTCAGGTCTCCAGAAGTATCCAAGTTGCTGTGTAGTCATTTTCTCAAAGATTGGATACTTGTAAGTATCATATCTTTGAACTCCCAGGGGTTGTCCAAAAAACATAGGTTGCTTCTTGGTGTCAACCTTATTCCGATTAAATACAGTCATTCCTTCTGGCATAGTCATATCAATCAAATTTTGCAACTTTCACAATCGTCATCATCACCTTCCAAGATATCACAAATTAGACTATCTAACGTCATCTTCTGTTCAGGTTCAACCTCATCCGTCTTAATATCATATGTGTTCTGATAATAGGACGTTTTCCACCCATACTTGTAAGTTGTCAGCAGATCTGTAGCCATTACGGATACAGGTACTTCATTATCGGGATAGTTCTCTGGGTTGTAAGACCAATTTCCAGAGATTGCCTGATCGAAGAACTTCTGCATCATAGCAACAACATTAATATAACCACGATTAGACCCCATTTCCCAAAGGAGAGTGTAATTGTTCTTAAGAGATCCATATTGAGGGACAATCTGCTTAAGGGGTCCCTTCTTGCTCTTCTTAATGGACAAATACCCTCTAGGAGGCTCGATTCCGTTTGTGGCATTTGACACAACGGAACTGCTCTCCGATGGCATCTGTGCGGACAGCGTGCTGTGTCGCAATCCGTATCGATTAATATCCGCACGTAGTGACTCCCAATCATGTTGGTATGGAATGGAGGAAATTTCATCAACATCCTTCTTATATGTATCTATTGGAAGAATGCCATCAGCGTACTTAGTTCTCCCAAAGTTCTCACAATATCCCTTCTCCTTTGCCAGTTGATTTGATGCCTTCAGAAGGAAATACTGGAAAGATTCAGAAAGACCATGAACAGCGTCCCATGCCTCCTGAGAATCGTAGTTAAACCCAAGTTTAGCAAGATAGTGAGCAAGACCAATAAATCCAACTCCAAGGGACCTACGTGCCTTTGTAGCAACCTCTGCTGCCTTTACAGGATACTTCTGATAGTCAATCAATTCTTCCAAGGATCGAACAGAAAGATCACACAATTCCTCCAACTCATCATCAGACTTAACTTTACCAACGTTAATGGCAGAAAGAATGCAGAGAGCGATTTCTCCCATTACACCATCAATATGTTGAATTGGTTCTGTGGGAAGAGTGATCTCCTGACAGAGATTGCTCATGTTGATCTTATCTTTGAAGGATGAGTGTGAATTGCAGTGGTCAATATTCATAATGTAAATGCGACCAGTTTCTGCCCTTTCCTTGAGAAGAGCTAGGAAAAGGTCCTGTGCCTTGACAGTCTTCTTAGGAACCTCTTCACAGGTCTCGTAGTGCTCGTAGAGAGCGTCAAACGTATCGGTTCCAAATGACTCATACAGTCCAGGAACATCATGTGGACTGAAGAGAGTAATATCCCCACCACCGATGAATCTCTCATAGAACAGTTTGGAGATTTGAATCGAATAATCAAGTTTACGAACGCGATTATCCTCAGTTCCCTTGTTGTTCTTGAGTACAAGAATATCTTCTATTTCTTGGTGCCAGATTGGGAAGTGTACTGTCGCGGATCCACCTCGTATGCCATTTTGCGTGCAACATCTGACAGTTGCTTCAAACTTCTTGAGAAATGGTACAACACCCGTGTGTTGAACTTCTCCACCTCTGATTTTGCTGTTGATGCCACGGATTCTACCAGCGTTGATGCCGATTCCCGCCCTCTGTGCAACGTACCTACCAATAGCCATATCAGAGCTAAAGATAGAATCGAGGGTGTCATCAACATCAACAAGAACACAACTAGCAAATTGTCTAATTGGTGTTCTGACCCCTGCCATGATGGGGGTTGGGATGTTGATTTTGTGTTTGGAGATGGCGTCATAGTATCGTCTCACATAGGACATTCTTGTTTCTTTTGGATACTCTGCAAAGATTGTCAGAGCAATCATCATGTACATGAATTGTGGCGTTTCATATACTCTACCAGAGGACCGGTCTTGCACAAGGTACTTGTCAACGACTTGACGTAAACCCGCATAAGTGAAAAGAAAGTCACGATTATGATCAATCCACGTATCAGCTCTAGCAATCTCTTCTTTAGAGTATTTGTTATAAATGTCATGATCATACAGTTGTTGCAGGATGCATTGATGAATATGAACTTCCAGGGGTGGCAGTTCCTTCATGCGACCATACAAAGACTTCCTAAGGGCAAATAGGAGAAGTCTAGCAGCAACAAACTGATAATTTGGATGATCCAAGTCGATTAAATCACTTGCAGACCTAATCAAAATCTCTTGAATTTCTGCGGTGGTAATGCCGTCATAAAACTGAATTCCAGACTGCATCTCCACCTGAGATGCAGAAACTCCAGAAAGACCTTGACAAGCAGCATCGACCATTAGATGCATCTTTTCAAGATTAATTGGTTCAATAGTACCATTCCTTTTTTTGACTTTTAACCCGTTGCTCATATCCGTTTCCAATTGTTGAATTTAAGTTTTGCTTCTAAACCTTGGTATATGTTTGATTCTACAATACTTTGAACATCATGTCCAGCAAGAATCATGTCGTTCACATCCTTTTCATGTATTGTTGGTGGCCAGATTACTACCTTTTCACCTCTGCTGATGGCTTTGGAGATTCTTGCGGTAATTTCTCTGCTCCTTGGTTCGTTATCAAAAACATAAATATAATCGCTCCAATCAAACGACCCAAGATCGATATCGGCCCCGCACATAGCAACGCTATTTTTAACAAAGGTCGAGTCGAATGGTCCTTCGAAGATGTAGATGGGAGAGCGAACATTCGCTTCATCGAATCCATAAATTTTTGGCGCATCATCATCAAACATTATAGTAATATATTTAACCGATGAGGATTTTTGTAAAGATCGACCCTGAACACCAATTAAAGAATTTTGGTAGATCAGCGGAATAACAATTCTTGGTTCATCGTAAACAACATCATCAAAGGTTTGCCTTATCGAATTGACCCATGTTTTAAATTTATCAACGTAATAAAATTTATTGGGGTCTAATTTCCGCCTTTCTAGAAAGCATTTTGAATCTTGATTTTCCGATGCTCTTGGCAAATCAAGAGTTACTTTCTTCTTGAAAGAAGGAGTCTCGAATTGGAAATCAGGAGTATCAGCAGTAAAATTCCTACCAGTATGTCCTTCCTTAAACTTATCGAAGGCATACTCTTTATAGGTGGTTTCATCCAACATCTTCAAGAAATTGTTGAACGAAATATTTAAACCACAGTTATGACACTTGTAGTTTGTGTTATTCTTTACTTGGTAAAGATATCCTCTTGCTCTATTTTTATTTTTCTTAGAGTCTCCGCAAAGGGGGCACCTAAAGTTGTAGAGGTTGTTCTTTACCTTCTTAAACTTCTGGAGTCTAGCAGAAACCAAATTGATGTATTTAACATCAACAAAATCCATAGCGAAAGATCTCCCGAATATACTCTATTCTAACAGACTAGAGTTTTTTGTCAAGGATGTCTTGTGCTATTTTGGTGATTATTGATGTCCATTTTACTACAGAATTTGTACTCTTCTGCAGCAGATATGTCGATATTGGTTTTTGAGATTTTCTTTTTGTTGACATTCCTAGATGGACATTCTGAGTTTATTTAGATTTATTATACTCAGAAACAGCGGTTCTAGCAACATTATCAACAATACTAGTCTTTTCCGATCTTGCTTCTTTCAATCCAGCAGGAGTCCACCACCCAGATGCTAAGGTAGATAATGATGTTGCTAATACTGTTAGAACAACACCACATCCAATCGTCATCCATTTTATTTTTGAAACATCTTCTATGTCAACAAGCATAGAATCAAGATCTGGCATTTGGTCTATGTATCTCTCAATATCATCAATTTTTTTCATACAGATTTTGATTGAGTCATCATTTCTTTCGCTGACTTCATATATCAGTTTCTGTACCCCATCATTATACTTGTAAAATTGTTCAATCTTTTCATTATGAACTGCAACCATCTTAAGTA